ACAAGATTTTTAATAATTCTCAGTCCTCCTGAAACAGCAGCTGATCGTTGGAGGACTGAGAATTATTAAAAATCTTGTAGAAGATTGTAAGGAAGAACCGGAAGAATCAGAACAGCCACCTCTTCCAATCATGAAAAACAATGATCAACGCAAGGAATGGCTAAGGAACTATAAAAGCTGGGGACTCTGGTACGAGGACAAGAACGTAGGAATCAAATACTACAAATACGATTTCGCGAACGGCGCCCGTCTGATCGTAGAAGAATTTGCTCCGGATCCATCAGAAAAAAGCCAGTGGTATACGCCAGGGGAACACCATTATATGCACCTTGTAGGAGGACCAAAGCCGGAATGCAAGAACGACAGAGGATGGAGCTACCATTCCAGATACAACAAATATCCAAACAGCGAAACAGAACTTGTGGAATTTTTGAAGGAAATTCAAAAATGAGTTACAGAACAGGAAAAAGACCTAAGACAGTACAGCTCAAAAATATAAAAGAGATTTACAAATACAGATAAATGACCGATTCGGTCACTAAAAAAGGGTGCCCTAAAATTCACATAGATACATCCTTCCTGTGTGAGCCTGTCAGATCACAGGAAGGAGAAAGGAGAAAATGTATGTTAATCAGAAGTCAGGATAAAACAGCACTGGTAAAGTTTGAAAACATTGTAGTCAATCTAAAACTCCCAGATTCATTGAATGCTATATGTTGGAGTTGGCAGGATGCACAGAGAAGTGGAGGATATTTTATTTTAGGAAAATATTCCACAAAAGAAAAAGCCATGAAAGTACTGGATATGATTCAGGAAGCATATGCGGACGCAGAGTTAATTCCAATGACAGTGCCAAATATCGGGAAGATGTTCGCAGAAGCGTCAGCATCAAAAGAAAATGAACTTCTGGCTGAAGCTATTGGAAAAGTACTTATGAACAAAATGGTCTTTCAAATGCCAGAGGATAGTGAGGTGGAAGCATGAGTGATGTAATGGAATTTGTGCAGAACGAAGATGGTACGTTTAGCACATACGATGACACCTATGACATTGTAATACACTGCGAGACAGAAGAGGAACAGAAGAAAGTTATTGAGCGGTTGTCTACTGACTGGATTCCGGTCACAGAAAGATTTCCGGAGGAAGACGGAAGGTATCTGGTGACGTTTAAGAATGGAATAAAAGTTTATGGTAGGATATGGCTCTTGCAAGAGAACTGCACTAGGATATCCAATTGGACATGGCTGGTATAGCTTGGAAGAAGCGCAATATTATGCGGAGGACAGTATTATTGCCTGGATGCACTTGCCAGAACCATACGAGGAGGATTAGAGCATGAGACTGATTGATGCAGACAAGTTGATGTTACATTTAAACGATTATGCCCTGCAAGAATCCCCGAGCAATGTAGAATCTGCTGACGACAGAAAAATTTCAAGGGAAGTATATTTTGCGATCCAGAATTGCATGAAAGCAGTAGAAGAACAGCCAACAGCTTTTGATGTGGACAAAATTTCAAAAGAACTTGTAAAGCAGAAAAAAATCGCAAATAAGAAAATGAATGAATCTGATGATACATATAGCATGAGTTATTATGATGGATTTTCGAGTGGGCTTGCTATTGCGATTGGAATTGTAAAAGGTGGTAGGGTTGAATGAAATATCCGGAAGAAATGTATATTGATAGTCAGATATTTGCAGGTGATATGGATGGTTCGGAATCAAATCTGACAGAAAAAATCGTAAAGATAAGATATCCCCATTCGTGTTGCATATGCGAAAAACATATACCTAAAGGTGAAAAAATGTTAAATCAAAAAGCGATAGTAGAAGGACAAGGTTGGTGCAGTTGCTATATTTGCATCCCATGTGTTGAAAATTGGTTAGAAGAATCAGGACAAGTAGAGGATGGTGGAGTTGAATGAGAGAAATTCTTTTCAAGGCAAAGCGGATTGATAATGGAGAATGGGTTGAGGGGTGTTTGGTAATAGATCATTCACGGTCAAACTTATTTGAATATCGAATGCAACCAGTTGAATCAGGTGTTTTATACGCACCACCTATTAATCCAGAAACCCTCTGCCAGTTCACAGGACTTTGCGACAAGAACGGGAAGAAAATTTGGGAAAATGATATTTTGATGTGTCATGGAAATTCAGAAGACCTTGCAAAAGCGGCATTTGGAGAATTTGGTGTAAGAGATATTGAAACCGGATCCATAGTAGACGAAGTTGTCGGATGGCATTATGAGGTTATTCCGACAGACGCAATCAGCAGATGTGAACCATTCTGCTATTCAATGCCACTGACCAAAGATTATATCGACAGGTGCGAAATGGAAGTAGTTGGAGACATTTTTGACAATTGATAATAAGATTACCGGAGAAGGAAAGGACATTTAAGAATATGAGCAGACAGGAACAGATATGTAAAACCTGCAAAGAGAATGATAACGGTCTCTGCGACCGCACCGGCCGTCTGGTAGAAGACGATGATCAGTGTGAAAAATGGACGGGCAATCAGACAGACTGGAGAACTAGAATGATGCAAACGTTCCTTGCCGGACATTAAGGAGGGCGAAATGGTCAAAAAACTGTATGAGGTAAGAAACAGATCCGGTGACCTGATATTAGAGAATGTGACGAGCGGAGAGATTAGAGAAGAACTGCATTGCACAACGGCTCAGGTCAACAACGCCAGAACCTCCGGAGATCACATTTTCGGAGAATACAAAGTAGAGGAGATTGACAGGAAATTAAGCAGAAAGACGGATTTTGACCTGCTGAGAGAATTTGAATCCGTCTGTGATCGGCTGCTAGGCAACGGGAAAGGAAAGGAATGAATAAGAGACAGAAAAAGAAACTATACAAGCAGGAAATCGGCAAAAATCCGCCGAAGAAAATGAAGTATTCCGGGAAAAGCTATCACCGGGCAATAAACAAGCCGTGGGGAGGAAAGAAAACGACAGTAAACTACTCCTGGGACTGCGAGAAGCTGAAAGAAATTGTAACACAATTCACAAAAGCATGGGCCGGTAACAGAGTAACGATAAAAAAGGCAGCGGATGCACTGATAAAACTGTTTGCAGGCATAGGAATCAACATTTCCGAAGTTCCGGAAAGTTCATACGCAGTAAATACGAGAAATATGGTAAATACAACAAAAACATTGACAGCACACCGCAGAAAAAGAGGTGAATGGAATTGAACTATGCAACAGCAGAAGCAGAGGACAACAGAGAGAAGATTTTGAAATTTATTGCTAAATACATAAAGCAGCACTGCTATTCACCGGCCATTTATGAGATCGCGACAGATACAGGACTGTCAAAGGCAACAATCAGAAGACATATAACAATGATGCTGGAGGATCACATTCTTGAGACGGAACATCCGGGAGACTCAAGAGCATATCGTATCAAAGGCACAAAAATAGTAATGGTAAAGGAGAAAAAAGACAAATGGAAATGATAATTCAAAATGAAACCGGTAATTTTACACTGCATGTACGGATCTCAGACTCGAAAGAATATAATTTTCTCAAGGATGTGACAGAGCTGGCACGAAAGTATGATTTCGAAAATGATGATTTTGAGATTGAAGATCCGGAAAAGGAAACAGATCAGGTACCGGAGACAACGATTAGCGAAGCTGCAGAAGAATACAAAGGATTTTTACATATTCGTTGCGAAGAATGTGGAGAGACAATCTCGTACAACGCAAAAGAGCCAGAGACACAGCACAAATGTAAGAAATGCGGACACGTAACACAGCTTAGAGCTTTAAAACCAATGTATGCAGAGTGCAAAGCCTGCGGAAGTTCATGGAAGTACATGACAAACAGAAACACTGCAGAACTGACGCAGGAATGCTTACAGTGTGGAAATTTGATCGACATGGAAATGAACTCACGCCGCACAGCGTATGTAACAAAAACGAAACGGGGGGCAAGACCTCCAAGGAATAGATTCAAGAGGAGAATGTGATGAATAAAGTAATTTTAATGGGACGATTAACCAGAGATCCCGACGTAAGATATTCAACCGGAGAGAATCCGCTGGCAATAGACAGATTACGAAGACGCGGAGGAAATGAAAGAAAATGGATGCTAAAGAGGTAAAAGTGATTGCAAACCAGAAGAGACAGACAAACTGGTTGGAAGATTATCATGCAAATTATAAGAAAAAGCTGGAGGAACACAGAAATGCAGTCATTTCCGAAGCAGAAAAAGAAAAAACGGACTAAGAAGAAAGAATCAGAGAGACCGAGCATCCTGCACAGCAGAGAAAGCGGCACTTGCTATCTCTGTATGAAGCTGCATAATGATTACAGACGACATCCAGTTCTCCAGGAACATCACATTTTCGGAGGGTGTCCGAATCGGACACATTCAGGACACTATGGACTGAAAGTATATCTCTGCAATGTGCATCACCTGGCAGGGACAGGACCGGAGGCAGTACATTCAAACCAAAAGATCATGGATATGCTGCATGAAGAGGGACAGAGAGCTTTTGAGGACCGGTTCGGCAGCAGGGAAGAGTTTATGAAGATATTCGGAAAAAATTTTATCATGGAGGACCACAAACATGATGGACATTAACGACGTTAAGAAATTAATTGACAATGTGGCACAGAAGCCATTCCTATGCAGTAATACAGAGATTACGACAGACAACGGCTATGTGATTACCACAAAAGAGCATTATGAGAAATTGCGAAAACACCGTTTGTGTCGAGTGAGAGGAAGAAAAGCTATATTTCACCGATGGACAGAACTTGCAACAGTTGTTGAACCGCCGCTGCTGGTGGGTGGACATCCAGGAGGACAAACAAATATTACACTTGCAATTGTGGAATATAAAAACGGAAAAGTAGAACAGGTATATCCGGGAGAAATAAAATTCATGGACACACAGGAATACTGGCCAGATCAAGAGAAATAATTAGTTTTAAGGAGAGCAGATATGCCAAACGTGAGACCACTGGACAGAAAGAAATATCCAAATGTACAGGAGGAAACAAATGAGAAGTATGAGCAGAGAGGAACAGATATGCGAAACCTGTAAAGAGAATGATAATGGTTTCTGCGATCGCATTGGACGCATGGTAGAAGATGACGACTGGTGTGCAAAATGGAAAACCAAAGAAGTTCCGGAATGGAAAGCAAGGATGATGAACACATCAGGAAGTGATTGATATGCCTACACATAACAGCATCACAAAGAAGAGTATGTTGGAGGTACTTCGCTGGCTGATTGAAGAATACTAAGGAGGCCATATGAATTTAGCACAAAGAGCAGAAACATGTAAACATAGTACAGGACACGCTGGGATAGCAGTACATACCCTTCCAACCTGCCCGAATATGCACATCATCAAAAACAAATGCGTTACAGCCAGAAGAAACTGTAAAGACTGCAGATTCTACGAACAAAAAAAGTGACCGAATCGGTCAGAAAGGAGAACACATGAATTCCGACAAAAGCAACATCCCTCTTGTAAGATTGGGGGATATAAGAAAGACCTTAAAAACAAAATTTAAAGTAATCCCTGGAAACGAGATTAAATTTCGAACAAAAGTAAAAGACGATTTTCGCAGTTACAAAATAGTGGATTATACGGCAAAGGTGATCCGATTATATCCCTATGTGGTACAATTGCAACTGGATGACGGTACATACATTTCGCCGGGATACGCGAAACTGTGGCTGATGCTTCATGGAGCGGCATGAAAAAATAAAAGACACTGAAAGGAAAGCCGGGACGTAAAAACTCCCGGCTGAAAGTGCGAAAAGAAGGAAAGGGGAGCATACCGATGAACAAGAATATTTTAAGCCAGTACATAGATGCCTGTGAACTGATTAAAGAAACAGAAGAGGAAATCAAGAAGCTAAACAGAAAGAAAAAGACAGTGATACAGACAAATGTGTCCGGGAGCAACCCTGAGTTTCCTTATAACCCACAACATTTTAAGGTACAGGGAACAACATTCTCTGTTAGGGATGACAGCCAGCTGCGCTGCCAACAGAAAATACTGGAAGAGAGAAAAAGACAGGCAGAGCAGCTAAAGACAAAAGTAGAAGGGTGGCTGAACACAATTCCTCCAAGAATGCAGAGGATCATAAAATACAAGGTGTTTAAAGAACTGACGTGGCAGCAGGTAGCTGGGAAGATGGGAAGAAAAGCCACAGAAGAGAGCGTAAAGAAAGAATTTCAAAGATTTTTCAAAGAAAATTAAAATTTGTCCCGAATGTCCCAAATGTCCCGATTCAAAATGTTATAGTATAAACTGAACTCAGTGGAAGATCATACAGAGTTCTCCTTCCCTTGAATGACTGCCAGTACACACCTGGCAGATCACCAGAACATCTCACCGAGAGGGAGTGAGCGTGAGCCATGGAGCCGCAGGTTCGAATCCTGATGTTCTGCTCCGATTTGACATCGGACTCATACGGATTTTCCTTGACATAGGAGCCATCTGTTATTATAAGCAGGTGGCTTTTATGCTGCGGACATTTAGCTCAGTGGTTAGAAGAAGTTGTAGATGACTTTGCAAAGGATTGTAAACTGGCAGGAGTCAGTTAGGCTGGCCAGTTAATGAAAATGATGCAGGAATTTACAGAACAAATTACGAATGAGCACTCGGAGTAATCCGGGTGCTTTTTCTATACATAAAATACCGCGGGATAAAGTAACGGAAACTTACAGGCCTCCTTAGCCTGGAATGGCGGTTCGAATCCGTCTCCCGCTATTAGGAGACAGATATGCTGAAGAGTTGTAAGTACTGTGGAAGAATCCACGACAGCAGGATAGACTGCGGGAAAAGACCTGTGCGTAGAAAGAAAAGAACAGACCAAAGTGACTTCCGAAGCACGGAAGCATGGAAGAGAAAGAGCATAGAGATCAGAACCAGAGACTGTTACCTCTGCCAGATCTGCCTACGTAAAATGTTCAATACAGTAACACAGCTTAATAGAAGGAGCATAGAAGTCCATCATATCATACCAGTCGCAGAAGACTGGGATAAACGCCTTGATAATTACAATTTGATATCACTGTGCAATAAACATCACGATCTGGCAGACTCCGGAGGCATTCCAAGGGATCTGCTTTTAAGCATTGCGAGGCATCAAGAGGAAAAATAGTACCCCCCGCCATGCGATAGCGAAAAAAATCAGATCTCCCACGACCACGTATGCCCCACAATTTATAATTTATTCCCAGATCAGCATTTTGAAATTAAAAGGAAGGAGGGAGAAGGCAAGGCCTACACCATCAAAGACAGTTAGTATCATCCGGTCAGAAGGAAAATCTCACAGAACCAAGCGCGAACTCAGACAGAGAGAACAGGCAGAAAAAGCAGTGCTTACAGGGATTCCGTTGAAAGAAAGACCGGAAGTCAGAGAAAATGAGACAGCACACAAAGAATTTCTGAGATTGAAAAAACTGCTTGAAAAAATTGACAAATTCGATGATATGTACGGCGCTGTAATAAACAGATACTGCATTTTGTACGCAGAAACAAAAGAATTTGAAGAGAAAAAAGAACGGTTTTACAGACAACTCTGTGACCTGGAAGAGAACAAAAAAGAACTGCTTGAGACAGAACAGATGACATATGGAGAATATTATAAAATAGAGACATCAATGCAGAAGAACCTGATTGCTTTGGACAGACAGGTGCAGGCAAAGAGAAGGATGCTCTCCGATATCGAAAAAGAGAACATCATGACGATTGCTTCTTCTCTTAGATCAGTTCCGAAAACTGAAGCAAAGAAAAGTAATCCATTGAGAGAAGCGCTCGGAGGATGAAAGAAGGAAAAGCATATCGTTATGCACAGTGGTGCGTAGAAGAAGACGGGGGAAAAGTCCCCCAATATGTAAAAAAACAGGCTGAAAGTTGGCTTCACATCGCGGATGGAGATAATCCGGACGCCTATGTAGATGAGCAGGAATATGAGAAAATCTGCAAGCTGCTAAAATTAATGATCCATCCGGACCTACGATGTAGCATCTATGAAGGACTGGAAGAATACGCGTGGCTCATGATTGTCGCAGGACTCTGTACATTCTGCAGAAACACAGAACGGAAAAGCAGGTTCTATGTGACAATTCTGCTTGAAATAGCAAGAAAGAATTTCAAAACATTCAATTCAGCGGTGATTTTTATCCTATTGATGCTGACAGAGCCGGATTTCTCCAGATTCTTTTCGGTTGCACCGGATCTGGCACTGTCGTCAGAGCTGAAGAATGCAATCCGGAAAATCATAAAAGTCAGTCCGGTACTCTATAACGAAGATGAACCGGCATTTAAACTCTTACGAAGTCAGATTAAATGCCTGCTTAATGATAATGAGTACACTCCGCTGGCATACAGCCAGGACGGAATGGATGGTAAACTGGCAAATGCGTTTCTGGCTGACGAAGCTGGAGCCTTAGATGCATATCCAGTAGAAGCAATGCGCTCATCTCAGATCACACTTTTAAATAAACTTGGAATCATCATCAGTACCCAGTACCCAAATGATAACAATGTGATGCTGGACGAAATAGACATTGCAAAGAAAACACTTGACGGACTTTTGGAAGATCAGCGGTATTTCGCACTGCTGTATGAGCCGGATGACGAACTGAAGCATGGAGATACATGGATGGCAGATGACCGGGTGATCTATCAGAGTAATCCGGTTGCAGTGACGCATCCGTATATTTTTGAAGAAATCAGGAAGAAACGTTCACTTGCAATCCTGTATGAGAACAAAAGAGAAAATTATCTCTGTAAGCACAACGATATTCTGTATAAGGGACTGGGAGTTGAAGGTTATATCGATATCCAGAAAGTAAAAATGTGTAGCGAAGATTTACCAGACGACTTCTGGAAGGGAAAACAGGTATGGTGTGGACTGGATCTGTCAATGACAAACGATAACACATCATTTGCAATGGTAACAGAACAGGACGGAACAATCTATGCAAAAGTCTGGGGGTTCGCTCCTTCGGATAGAATAGACGAAAAGTCCATGAAAGAAAAGGTAGATTATCGAGCACTGATCAGAAAGGGTGAATGCTTTGCCTGCGGAGATGAGGTTATTGACTATGGGTTCGTAGAACGATTTATTATAGGACTGCCGGAAAAATATGGAGTGGAAGTCATGCAGGTGGGATATGACAGATATAATGCAATATCGACCGTTCAGAAACTGGAACAGAATGAGATAGAGTGCGTTGAGATCAAACAGCATAGCTCGGTGCTACACATGCCTACTAAATTGTTGAAAGAGCTGATTCTGAAAAAGAAAATTCGGTATGCTACAAACAGGATGCTTGAAATCAACTTTCAGAATGCAAGATGTACAGAAGACACAAACAAAAATTTGTATGTAAACAAAAAGAAATCATCCGGAAAGGTAGACATGGTTGTATCGCTGATCAATGCCATGTACCTGTTACAGCAGGAACTGCTGTATGGAGAAGATGATTTTGTAGTTCAGACGTAATTGCACCGGCGTAAGAAGAGGAGATAACAAATGAACATATGGCCGTTTGGCAAAAGAAAACATGAAGTAAGGGCAGATACCATAGTGAATCCGTCAGAGCAGGTGGAATCAGACGCACTTTTAAGTGCACTGCTCGGAAAGAATGTAATGACAAAGGAAAAAGCATTGGAAATTCCCGCGGTACAGGCATGCATTAATCTGATTGCAGGAACAATATCGCTGCTTCCGGTCAATCTGTATCAGAAAGACAAGGAAGGAAATGTCCGGGAAGTCAGAGACAGAAGAACCTCTCTCCTGAACAATGATACAGGAGACACGCTGACAGCTTCACAATTTTGGAGAGCGATCATCGAAGATTACTATCTGGGGAAAGGCGGGTATGCTTATATCAACAAACCGGGAACGGAGGTTGAGAGCATTCACTACGTCGACGAGACTCACATTTCCATCATGAAGAATACAGATCCGATTTTTAAAGATTATGACATTCTGGTACAGGGAAAATCATACAGACCTTACCAGTTTTTTAAAATTCTAAGGAAAACGAAAGATGGCATGACTTCCAGAAGCGTCATGGACGATAATCAGCTGATTATCGGAGTATCATACAGCGAACTGACATACGAACAGAGCCTGGTACAAAAAGGGGGAAACAAAAAAGGTTTCCTGAAATCTCCGAAGAAATTAACAAGAGATGCAATGGACGCACTAAAAGCTGCTTTCAGAAGGCTGTACAGCAATGCAGAAGAAACAGTTGTGGTTTTGAATGAAGGAATGGAATTCCAGGAATCGTCCAACACATCTGTTGAAATGCAGTTGAATGAGAACAAGAAAACAAATTCAGCAGAAATTTGCAAGCTGTTTGGAATCCCTGACGGGATGATCAGCGGAAACCCAACTGAAAAAGACATAGACTGTTTCATCCGGACCTGCACTATTGTGATGAGTGATATAGAGTGCAGTCTGGACAGGGATCTGCTTCTGGAATCAGAGAAAGAGACATATTACTGGTCGTTTGATACGAAAGAACTGACCAGAGGAAATATTAAGGAACGTTACGAGGCTTACAAGATCGGACTCGAAAAGAATTTCCTCCAGATTGATGAAGTCAGAGAAAAAGAAGACTTGGAACCGATCGGATTCAAGTGGATTACACTTGGGCTTGACAGCGTTCTCCTTAACCCGGAAACCGGGCAGGTTTATACACCGAACACCAATGCTGTACAGAATATGGATGTCATTCAAACGGGATTCATAGATTCCACAACAAAAGGAAAAGAACAAAATGAATAACAGGATGGAGGAAAGCAAAGGAAAGCAGAATTAAGAGCTGACGGGCTCCATATCTCTGGATATGTCAATGTACCCGGAAGAGAATCACGACCAGTGCTTACACCACGCGGGAAAGTGATCGAAGTGATTGAACAGAGGGCATTTGAGCGTGCAATAAGCAGAGCGGCAGATATCAGAATGCTTCTGGATCATGACAGAGGACACGTCCTTGCAGATACTGCAGACGGGACATTGACCGTCAGGGAAGATGAAGTAGGACTCAGAGCAGAATCTGTCGTAACCGACCCAGCGGTCATCGAAGGGGCGAAGAAAGGATTGCTGAAGGGATGGTCATTCAATATGAAGAATGTGGTGGATTCTATTGAGGACAGAGCCAATCAGTTGCCTATCAGACATGTAAAAGACTTCGACATGGATGAGATTACACTTGTAATGAATAAAATTCCGGTATATTCATCCACATCAGTGGAAGTGAGAGCTGGAACAGAGGAAGAGGTGGAAACCAGGGCGATGTGTATGGAAACTACATATACAGAGAACCTTCCACCGAAAAAGGAATATGATAATACAAAGTTTCAGGAAAGAATTAATAAACTGAAAAAACAGGAGGAAAAATAAGAGGAATAAATTTAAAAAACTTGCAGAACAGAGAACACAGTATGAGCAGCAGTTACAGCAGATCTTAGACAAAGCTGAGCAGGAAGAAAGAGCACTGAATGATGAAGAAATGCAGTCCTTTGATGACCTTGAAAAGAAAATTAAAGACATCGATGATACAATCGCTGCATTACAGAGAGCCAGGGACATTCTGAAAAAACCAGAAGAAACAGAAGACCAGGAAGAAAAGGACAATAAAGAAACAGAAGACCAGGAAGAAAGAGCATTTGCGAACTACATCCGTGGCATTATATCTGAGGAAAGAGCGTCAAATCTGACATCCGGGGAAAATGGAGCAGTGATCCCGACATCTATTGCAAATAAAATCATCAAAAAGGTGTACGAAATCTGTCCAATTTATCAGCTCGCAACCAGATATGACGTGGGCGGTACACTGTCCATTCCTTACTACAATGAGGAAACTACAGCGATCACAATGGCATACGCTACAGAATTTAGCGAACTTGAATCCAATTCCGGAAAATTCAAATCTATTGAGCTGAAAGGATTCCTTGCAGGGGCACTGACAAAAGTATCCAAGTCTCTTGTTAATAATTCTCAGTTCGATATCACCAATTTTGTTGTGAATCAGATGGCTGAGAACATTGCAAGATGGATTGAAAACGAACTCCTGAATGGAACTGCGGATAAAGTGGAAGGCGTATCCAAGGCGAAACAGGTTGTAACTGCGGCAGCAGGTACTGCAATCACAGGAGATGAGCTGATCGACTTACAGGAAACTGTTCCGGATGTATTCCAGCCATCTTGTATCTGGATCATGAACAAAGCCACCAGAACTGCAATCAGAAAGCTGAAGAATTCTGATGGTGATTATATTTTACAGAAGGATGCAACAGCAAAATGGGGCTACACTCTGTTTGGCAATGACGTGTTCTGTTCTGATAATATGCCGAAGATGGCAGCAGGGAAAACTGCAATCATATATGGAGACATGAGCGGCTTGGCTGTTAAAGTATCTGAGGACATGAACATTGAAGTTCTGAGAGAGAAGTTTGCAACAGAACATGCGATTGGTGTCGTTGGATGGCTGGAAATGGATTCCAAGATTGAAAATGAACAGAAGATTGCAGTTTTGAAGATGAAAGCAGCAGACTGAGAGGAATAACCGATGAAGATAGAAGCTATGGTCAGCTTCTGCGGAGTTCTGTCAATGTCAAAAGGAGAAATCAGAGATTACAGCGTTGAACCTGTAGTCTCTGATCTGATGGAAGCTGGTTATATCAGAGAAATTTCTGAAAAGACTGCGGAAAAGACAAAACCAGATTTGCAGAAAACAAGAACTACAAGAAAGACTGTGAAAAAATGAAAGTAAATGAGATCACTCCGGATATCGTTGCAGAACATTGCAGAGCGGACGACTACAGCGAGGAAGAACTCCAGAGGATTCTTGATGCATCAAAAGCTTACATAAGATCCTATACAGGACTGAATGATAAGGAAATCGACATGCATGAAGATCTTGCGATAGCGGCACTGGTCCTGTGCCAGGATATGTACGATAACAGATCTGTTTATGTTGATAAAAACACGACAAACAAAGTGGTTGAAACAATTCTTGGAATGCATTGTATAAATCTGCTGTAGGAGGTACATGCAAGGATTAATGCCGGAGCATTGAATAAACGCATTTCATTTCTCAAATTCGTTATAAAAGAAGATGAGATGAGGCAGGCCAAAGGAAGCTGGGAAACATATAAAAAAGTATGGGCAACAGTAAAACCTTATAAATCCTCAGAATGCAATTTTATGGGAAAACTAAAACCGGAGGTATCGCATCGAGTGTATGTGAGGTTCAGAAAAGACATCACTGCTGAAATGAGAATCCTCTATCATGGACGAATATTCCAGATTGCAGGAACTCCGATCGATCTTGATGAGAAACACGAGCTTCTTGAGATCCAGTGCGAGGAGGTGTTTGAGAATGAGGAGTATCAGTTTTGACTTTGATTCTTCTGATCTGGAGGAATCGCTTAAAATAGCCTCCCGGCAGTTTCCGGCATCAGCGGAAATTGTACTCAAGAAAGAATCTAGAAAAATAGCAAAAGATTTAAAGGGAAGAGTTGATTCTGAAGCAAAAGGGCATCATTATGCAGAACAGGGAGCGGCGCATAAACCTCTGGCAAAAAGCTTCCGACAGGGGAAAGTAATACGATCAGGAAGTAAGGTTACGGTTGCAGTTACAACGACAGCACCGCATTATCATCTTTACGAAAAAGGACATGCGATGATAACACATAAAAGTAAAGACAGAACACATGGACTAAGACAGGTCGGAGAAGTTAAAGGCAAGAAAACTGTAGCTAAATATATGTCGCAACGAGCGGATTATGCGGAGCTAATTGGACAAGAGCTCCTGCAGGAAATATTGAGGGAGGCAGGATTTGACTCTTAAAGAAATAAAAAAAGCGGTCAATTCCGCTCTGAAGGAAAAGTATCCGGGCGTAAATATATACGGAGCAGATACAATAGAGGGGTATATGCGCCCTTCATTTTTTGTATATATAACACAGACTTTTTTGGAATCAACTAAAAACGCAGCTCACAAAAATGTAGAAATAGAGATTGATTTTATACAAAGAGCAGCGAATGAAGAGGAAGCAATGAAATTTTTCTCTGAAATGGAAAAATTGTTTGGGCAAAAAGTGACAGCAGGGAACAGAAACCTGAACACAAATAACATGGAACTGGATTTCCAGGGAGAAAATTTGAATATTCCTGTATGCCGGTTCGATATAGAATTCTGGGATCAGATTCCGAGAAAAGAAAACTATGACACAATGAAAGAATTAATATTTGCACAGGAGGTAAGGAATTAGGGGTTTACCGGTGATGAATGTCGTATTTGTAGCGGCGGCGAGAAAATCAATCAGGAGATCTGAACGCGGAATAGTGGGAATGATCATAAAGGACACGGTTGTTCCGGATGGAAATCCGATTACAATCTACAAAGAAAAAGACATACCCGAAACGTTGAGTGAAGAGAATAAAGAACAAATTAAACTGGCAATGAAAGGAAATGATACAACTCCGCGAAAGATAGTTGTATATGTTCTTGCGAAAACAGAAGAAGATTACAGAAAGGCTCTTGAATACTTTGAAATAAAAAAAGTAACATGGCTTTGCTGCCCAACAGTAAAAACAGATGGCCAGGAAGAAGAAATTGTAACATGGGTGAGAGATCAGCGAGAAGGAAATAGAAATAAAATAAAAGCGGTTCTTCCGGACAATACTGCAGACAGTGAAGGAATCGTGAATTATGCTACAAGCGAAGTAACAGTAAAGGGGAAGAAGTACGGCCCAGAAGAGTTTTGTTCCCGGATCGCAGGTTTGCTTGCAGGAACATCGTATAAAATATCATCGACCTACGCAGTTGTCGAAGAGGCGAGTGAGTGTGAAAAGCTGGACAGAGATGCTTTAGATGCTGCGGTAGATGCAGGGAAGCTTGTGCTTTTCTATGATGGGGAAAAAGTGAAAGTAGCCAGGGGAGTTAATTCTCTGACAACGGTTTCAAAAGGAAAAGCAGATCCATGGAAAAAAATACGTGTTGTAGAAACTATGGATATGATGCATGACGACCTGGTCCTGCTTGCAGAAGACAACTATGTTGGAAAATACCCAAATACATATAGCAATAAATGCTTGTTGATTTCTGCAATTGATTCATACATGAAAGAATTAGAAAGAAACGGTCTTATACAGGATTATGCAGTCGAACTTGATGTAGAGAAAATCAAAGAGTACATCATCGAAAACAAAGGCGTAACCAGAGACGAAGCGGAAGCAATGTCAGATGAAGAAATAAAAAAACAGTACACGGATGAAAAAGTGTTCATGAGGGCATCCGTAACTATCGTTGATGTCATGGAAGATATTAATCTGGAAATTACTGTTTAAGGAGGAACCACAAGGAATAATTACACACCAGATCGTGTTGTTAATGGAACGTTTGGAGAGTGCTGGATCGATAATGATTATATGGCGGAAGCAACGGCGCTCCAGGCAAAGATGAAACTTGATACAAGCGAAGTAAAAAGAACAGGGACATTGGAGAAAGGATACAAAATAACTGGAATCAGCGGATCTGGCACACTGAAATTAAATAAGGTTACATCCTATTTCCTGAAAAAAGTGTCTGAAAACCTGAAAAAAGGTAAAGCAACGAGGATGACAATTATCACGAATTTGGAGGATCCGGAAGCATTTGGGGCAGAAAGGATTCGCCTGGATGACTGTGTGATCACGGAATTGACAATTGCAGACTGGGAAGCCGGAAAACTGCTGGAGGAATCAATACCATTCAATTTTAGCGGTTTCGAAGTCCTTGATACAATCGATGCATAAAGGAGAAAAGTATGAACTTAATTGACAAACTGCTTTGCGTAGATAAAGCGAAAATAGAAGAAAAAGAAACAAAAAAAATTAAATCAAAGAAACTGGAAAGGTTAGTGGGAGAGAACGCAGAAATAACGATTAGAGAACTGTCCGGAAAACGTTATAACAGCCTGCAGGCAATGCTGTATGACAAGAATGGAAACAGGGATATGACAGCTGTTTATGATTTTAATCTGATGTGCTGCGTGTATGGAATTGTAGAACCAGACCTGAAAAATGAGAAACTCATGGAACACTTTGGAGCTTCGACACCGAAGGATTTGGCAGCGGCTTTATTTGGAGTGGAATCGGGGCCTATTGCAAGCGAAATTGTTAAACTTTCCGGACTTGGAGAAGATGCTGAGGAAGAAGTAAAAAACTCATAAAGGTGGACGGCGAAGCAAGCGTGGCTTATGCACTGTTCCGCCTAAAGAAATGGAAACCATCGGAATATTACGATATGGGCGCAGGTGAACGTTTAATCACTCGCGCCTTTTTAAAACAAGAATTGCAGGACATAAAAGAGGAGATGAGAGACAAGGGCAGGTAAGACAGTTGCAGCAGTTGTAAAGCTGATTGACGATTTCAGCAATCCGTCGAGAGAAATAGCGGCACAGGCGCGCGATCTGGAAAAACGATTTAATAGTGTTGCGGGCGTATTTTCTCACGCAGGAGAAGCATTTACTGCTGCAGGAGAAACATTGACCAAGTCGGTCACTGCACCATTGGCAGCGGTTGGAACTGCGGCAATTAAATTTTCCTCTGATTCACAGGATGCTTTCCAACAGTTCGCGGCGGCAACAGGAACCGCATCGAATGAAATGGGAAAATATAAAGATATGATCAATGATGTTTACAAGGACAATTTCGGAGAATCTATCAATGATGTGGCAGAAGCCATGGCGACTGTTAATCAGAACATGTCTTACTTGGACGACTCAGCTCTGCAGAGATGCACGGAATATGCATATACTCTTTCGGACACCTTCGGATATGACGTTGCAGAAAGCACTAGAGCTGCGAATTCTCTTATAAGAAATTTTGGAATTGAAGCAAATGAAGCGTTCAATTTGATTGTGCAAGGAAGTCAAAATGGGCTGGACTTCTCAGGAGAACTCCTTGACAGCATTAACGAATACGCTCCTCAGTTTAAAAAAATGGGAATGAGCGCAGATGAAATGTTTTCGGTATTTGTTAATGGAGCACAAAACGGCGCATTCAATCTGGACAAAATTGGAGATGCTGTAAAGGAAAATGCTATCCGTGCTATTGATTGTTCAGATACTACTGCTGAGGGATTTAAGGCATTGGGCCTGGATGCTACAGAAACTGCAAAAAAATTTGCAGCAGGAGGAGAAGCGGCAGATGAAGCGTTCAATCAGGTAATTGTTGGATTATCGGCCATGGAAGATCCGATTGAACGAAATACTGCCGGAGTTAATTTGTTCGGTACAATGTGGGAAGATTTGGGACCAGAAGTTGTTATGTCTTTGTCAACTACAAATGATGCAATTGACATGACAAGAGAATCCATGGAAAGCCTTGTAAATGTAAAATACGATACATTATCAGGCGCTCTGGGAGGACTTTGGAGAACCATACAGGTAGATGTGCTGCAACCAATTGGAAATCAATTAATTCCGTATGTTACGAAAGGAATCAGTGCTATACAGAAATTTACGGACAAATGGAATAAACTGGGGCCGACTACTCAGAAGACAGTCGTGAAATTTGCGGCAGTGGCAGCGTCAGTAGGACCTGTTTTAATGGGGTTTGGAAAAATTTCTACCAGAATAAGCACGATGATCCCGAACTTTGGAAAAATAGGCGGTGCAATCACGAGACTGACAGGTGCTTCAGGATTCTCGGGAATTGCAAAGATTATGACTGGCCCATTTGGAATTGCAGCAGCGGCAGTGGCAGCAGCAGCAATCCTGATTTATAAAAACTGGGACAGAATTGCACCGATCTTGCAGAAGATCGGACAAAGATTTGCAGATTTCTGGAAAACAGTACAGCCACAGTTGGAACCGTTTATTAATCTTGTAAAAGAAGTAGCGTCTTACTTGAAAGAGACGTTGGAACCTGTTTTCAAAATAGTGTGGAAAGCAGCAGGAGATTATGTTGTAAAATTCTTTGATGATGTAAGTGTCATAATCGATGGAGTGCTTGGAGTGTTCGAGGGAGTTATCACATTCCTGACAGGCGTGTTCCAGGGAAACTGGGAAAAAGCATGGAATGGAATCGTTCAGGCGGTAGGTAGCATTTTCGGAACACTGGAATCACTTGTAAAGACACCGCTTAATGCGGTGATCAACCTTGTGAATAAAGCAATTGGAGCGATTAATAAAATAAGTGTTGACCTACCCAGTGCTGTTGGCGGAGGGCATATCGGATTCAATATCCCAACGATTCCGACTTTGGCGAAAGGTACTGATTACTGGCAGGGCGGAATCGTGCAGATCAGCGAAAAGGGTGGAGAAATTGTTGACCTTCCAACTGGAAGTAGAGTATATCCACACGATGAATCTGTGCGGATAGCACGCCAGGATGGAAGGAAGAATTATTCTATTGCAATTGCAAAACTGGCAGACAGCATCGTGGTGAGAGAAGAGGCGGATATCGACAAGATCGCCGAGGCGATTGTAAAGAGGATTGAACAGGCAATTGATAATATGCCGCAGACAGCATAGGAGGAGATATGGAATACTGGTTAAAGAATAAAGACAAATCAATACAACTTCCTATAAGACCGGCATCATTCAACGTGACCTTTGAAAATACACATCAAACTGTTAATGTGCAAACAAGAGGGGATGTAACAATACTTGGGAAAAAAGGACTTAAAACGTATACGATTGAGTCTTTTTTTCCGGCACAGGATTACCCTTTTGCAGACTATGCAAAAGACAGAAATCCTTGGGAGTATGTAAAAGAAATCCTCGGATGGCAGGAAACCCCTATTCAATTCATTATTACAAAAACAAAGATTAATAAAAATGTAATAATAACATCTTTTCAGTTCGGGGAAGACGACGGAACGGGCGATATAACATATTCAATCACTATGAAAGATTATCGTCCGCCAAAATACACGAAACCGTTGAAGGCAGTCCTGGAACCTGTAAAAACGGAGAAAAAGAAGCCAGAAAAGGAGAACAGCCGATCAGACAATAAACCAAAGAAAAAAAATCATACAGTAAAAGGAAATGACACCCTCAGGAGTATCGCAAAAAAATATTACGGTTCAGGATCCTATGCGAACAAAATCTACAATGCAAACAAGACTGTCATAGAAAAAGCCGCAAAAAAGCATGGACGTGTAAGCAGCGCACATAATGGTGTAAATGGCTGGTATATATATGACGGGACAAAGCTGGTGATACCATGAAAATAATGTGGAATGATGCGAAAATAACCGGTTATGTAACGAGTGTGACTTGGGCTGGGAGTGCTAAACAGGCAGCCAGAACAGTCGTGTTTAGTGTTGCATACAGCCCGAATGATAAGAATGTCAAGACTCTTGGCATAAAATTAGGAGACAAAATTGTATTCTACCCAGGATATCCGGATGATAAAAAAACGAAATTTGTCGGAATTATTACCCAAAGAGAAAGAAAATCTGAAATGGGTGAGCTACAGTATACAGCAACTGACGGCATGATGCATCTCTTACGATCTAGCGGTACATACCGTTTTGCAAACAAAACCCCTGAAAAAATCGCACAGATGGTCTGCAGAGACGTAAAAGTAAAGACCGGATCCATTGCAAAAACTAAGATGCCTATTGCGAAAATATTCTTTCAGGAACGCCCGTATTATGAAATTATCATGGCTGCATACACAAAAGCATACCGAAAAAACAAGAAAAAATACATCGCGCAAATGAACGGAGATAAGCTGGAGGTCATACAAAAAGGGAAAGTTATCCCCAATTTCCACATACGGCAAGGGGAAAGAATTACAGAGTCCTCATATACAGAAGATTTAGACAGCATGGTAAATCGTGTATATATCTATGACTCAAACAATAATAAAATTGGAAGTGTGAGTAACTCAAACTGGATAAAGAAATACGGCATATTTCAAAACGTGATATCCGTAGATAGTGGAAACGGGAAAACGGAAGCTAAGGCAGAACTGCAAGGCATAAATAAAACCGCAAATTTGACTATGATTGGGGACTACAGATGCATTTCTGGATTAGGTGTGATTATAGAGGACTCCAGGACCGGACTGAAGGGAAAATTTTGGATAGAAAATGACAGCCATGAATGGAACGGTGGAGTTTATACGACAACTTTAGAACTTGCGTTCAAAAACGTGATGGATATTCAGGAGGAAGACGAGGAACAGATTGCGAATTCTGCAGGCGGCAGCAGTACAACGACCAGCAATGCACTGGATGATGTACTGAATCAGGCACGAGCATGGATCGGAATATCAGGAAGTACAAATGAAGCCACACAATACTACGGGTACAATGGAGTTGCATGGTGCTGTATCTTCCAATGGTCAATATTTAATAAATCTGGACATGGAGATCTGTTTATGGGCGGAGGAAAGACTGCAAGCTGTTCTGAGGTGACACAATGGTACCAGGCAAGGGGAAAATTTGGAACAACGCCAAAAACTGGCGCACTGGTAGTGTACGGACCGGGTGGAGGAAGCCATATAGGCTTGGTGGAAAGTGTTTCCGGATCGGGAATCAACGATTATGTGTCTATTGAGGGAAATACAAGCGGTGCAACAGGCGGACTTGCAGCGCGAAAGCAGTATGGAAACCGAAGAAGTGACGTATACGGATTTTGTTACATTGACTATCCTGTTACAACAATATCAGTTGGAAGCGGTGCGACTATATCTGGTACGTCCAAACCGGTACCAACGGGACTGCAACAATCCGGCATATGTCCATGGGATTATACGATTTATCCATATTGGTATAGCCGATGGAATGGTGATTCTATGCAAAGAAGGGTTGCAGATATATGGAATGCGAAAGGACGAGCAAGCGATCATGGCATAGCGACTATAGATGGCTATTATCTTGTTGCTGTGGGATCATACTTTGGCTCTTGTGGCGACCTTATAAGTTTCACACTGGAAGGTGGGATAAAACTGAATTGCCTTGTTGCGGATGAAAAGAATGCAGGAGACAGCAGCGGCAGTGTTTATGGACATTGGCAGGACTACCCTGCTTCTGGATGGTCAATCATAGAATGGGAGAGCATGGGCGGAAGCGATTACTCAAACTCGGGAGCACTATTAAATGTAAGTCAGTGGCAGGGAAAGAAAGTAACCGCAGCTATTAATGGAGGAAGATATCAAGGCCTATAAATACGTACGAACGGTTCGTAGAGCAAATGAGAAAAGCTGGAAAATTCCATAACGCTCCGGCACCTCAACTTGGAGTCATGATGGAGTCGGGAAAGGTAAGAATAGACACAATGACATTGAAAAAAGAAGATTATCTAATAGATTGCAATTTGCGCTTGGACCCGAACAAAAAAATATTCCTGCATGCTTCAAAACCTGAATCGGCAGAATATATGACAGACTCCGACCATAATGTCACTATGGAAGAATATAGAAAAAACATCTTAAAAGAAGGAGATATCGTTCTTCTCTTGAAACTACATAAACATGAGAAATACATTTTAATTGCAAAGGTGGTGGAAGCAGAATGATGTCTCCTTTTGAAGAAACTGAAGAAGAAACTCAGGAAGAAAATTTATATATTCCCCGGGAATATGGAATTGATTTTGAGACAGGGCAACTTTCCGGAAAGATGGTCGAAGGATACGATGCACTTCTTGTGTGGGCGTGGTTGGCGTTAAGAACACCACGCTATCGGTATTATATCTATTCAGAAGATTATGGACAGGAATATGAGAATCTTGTAGGAAAGAGTTATTCTGAAGAACTGACAGATTCTGAACTGGAGAGGATGACGGAAGAATGTCTGACAGAAAATCCGTATATAACCGGAATTGAGAATTTTTCATGCGTAAAGCAGGAAGAAAAGATTACGCTGACGTTCAGACTTATAACAGAACTCGGAGACGGGGAGGTGAACACAGATGTTTGAAGAAATGACTTATGAAACAATAATGCGCTCAATGATGGAAGATATGCCGGATGATATCGACACATCGGAAGGCAGTCTGATATTTAATGCATGTGCAAAACAGGCAGTAAGACTTGAGGAAGCTTATTTGATACTTTCAGGAATTGAGAAAAATATGTATGCGGACACTGCGGATTTGGAACACCTTATCAGGAATGGAAATGACAGGGGATGCTACATCAATCAAGCGACATATTCAGAAATTACCGCTCAATTTAACTGTGAAGTGCCGCTGGGGTCGAGGTGGAACCTTGATGAATATAACTACACTGTTTTTAACGTAATAAATGATGCGGAACATATATACAGACTTGGATGCGACGAACCAGGAGCAGAACCAAACCATATTACAGGAGAACTTGACCCTATTGAATATGTAGAAAATTTTGAGTGGGGTAGAAGTATCAAGTGTATTCTGGAAGGCACTGATCAGGAAGAAACAGAAAGCTATCGTGCAAGATTGCTGGCAACTTATAATTACCGAGGGTTCGCCGGAAACCGAGAATATTACAAAAGCCGTGTTAAAGAGCTGAGAGGTGTCTATGGATGCAAGTTGGAACGGGTTAAAACGCCATCTGACAGAATTGCGATAACTATCATTGGACAGGACTATAGAACACCACCACAAGATGTTATTACTGCAACACAGACGGCAGTAGATCCGGTCGTAAACAGTGGAGAAGGAGAAGGATTTGCGCCAATCGGACACAGGGTGTCCATTACTGGAGTAAAAGAAACAACCGTAAATATCACAACAACTATAACATGCGAATCCGGATACACTACAGAAGCTCTAACGAGCTATATTAATCAGGCTGTTGATGAATATCTACTTAGTCTTCGAAAAGAATGGGAAGAAAACGACACGATTATTGTACGTATTTTGCAGATAGAAGCTGCGATTGTAAAAATTAAAGGAATAATAGATGTCACAGGAACACTGATCAATGGGACAGATGACAATCTACAGATAACAGATAAATCAGTCCCGGTAAAAGGGGAGATTACATGCACATAAAAGTGGAATATCCGGAAACTGTAATAAATATCCGGGAAATAAAAGCGTGCATCGACGCAGGAGACACTATTGGCGAAATTCTTGAAAGACATTTGGAAGAAATAGATCAGGATATCACAATTAAGACATCTGCAGAGTCAGGCATACAGCACAGAGAAAAGATCCTTGGAATCCAGCCTCTTGATACGGCGAGCCTGGAAGACCGGAGACTGGAAGTCCTTTTGAGGTGGTGGTCAAGCCCTGTATACACAGAAACAACATTACGCCAAAAGCTGGATGCTACACTCGGAAAAGAAAATTATATACTAAAGATAGATCTGGACAAAAAACTGCTGTCATGTCAAATCGAAGTGACAAGAAAATATATGTCCAACAGCGTCAAGAACCTGTTTGAACAGATGGTACCACTTGACTATTTGCTAGAAATAATTCTTAGATACAATCAATACAAAAAATATAAACCTTATACATATAAGCAACTAAAAGATAAGACATATTACCAGCTGCGGAATGAGGAGGTAACATTTGCAGAAAACAACTAATTATGGATTCCCAAAACCGGAGGATGATGATTTCTTCAACGTGAAAGATTTTGCAGACATGATGGACAAGGTCGATGAAACTCTTGCAAAAGTAGAAAATGCTGGAGGAATTTATGTCGGAGGGACAAACCTTTCGACGGAAGCTACGATTAACGATGAAGAAGCAGAATATCCTGTTCTGAGCAAAAATGCAAGCTCTATATCAGAAATAACGTTGTTCTCAAAAAGTCTTGCACTGAAAATAGGAACATATTCAGTTATGATTCGCATGAAGGTTTCAGATATATCGAAAACCGATTCTGTTATATCTGTAAAAATCAGAAAAGGATCATATACCGGAGAGATCATTAAAGAAATCCGCATTTCACCAAACATGTTTGATGCAAACAATAAATATAAGATTTTGGGAACTGTCGTAGACTTTGGGGAAGTAAAAAAAGGTACGAAAATGTACATCGAAGCGTCGATTTTAAAAACAACAATAATGGAAACAGTAACAATTGACTATATGCTCGTGAACCCGGCTTACACGTCAGTGTCAGCAGTATAGGAGAAGAATAAGGATCATAACAGCTGAATCTTTGAAACGGATCAAAGAAAAAGTAAAAAAAGTAATGATGAGCAGAACAGCAGAACAAATGGGAGGATCACTGAAGAAATATGCAACACAGGAGTATGATTTTGATTTCATGCCGCAGAATGGAAAACAGGTTTCAGATGAGCACATTCAAAAGATCATTGATCCACTTCTGGAAATCAATGATTTCCTGCCGGATAACAGCCTAAAAAAAGAAAGAACTGCTCTTGAAATGACATTGGAAAAAGCAGAAAATTTCGCAGACAAAATGCTAAACATACAGAAAGATGCAAAGGTATCGGGGTGCAGGGGAAATTGCACAGGTCTATGCGAACTGGCCTGTGCATCTGCCTGTACGGGGTGCACTTCGTGCTCTGGAAACTGCAGCACTACATGTGGAAAACAGTGCTCAGATGGCTGTTCAGGCGGCTGTGGCGGTTGCACAGGTGGTTGCTCGAGCGGCTGTACACATACATGCGGTGCAGGATGCACTACATCAATAAAAGCTTAAAAGGAGGAATGCGAAAGGGCTTGCACATCTAGTTGCGGAACTCAGTGCGCGACAAGTTGTCAAAATACGACGAAAGGAAATTGCGGAAGCTCATGCGGAACCGCATGTTCGACTAGCTGCAAAACCGGATGCAGTGGGAATTGCGACAGGCAATGCAATAGAGCATGTGAGGATGAATGTACTGGTTGTCAGGCAGAATGCAGAGACGATTGCACAGCTGGCTGCAAAACGGATTGCTTCCAGACCTGCACGACAAATTGTGCGCAGACTTGCGCAGACTGCACAAACGAATGTGGAGGCACTTGCTTTGCAACATGTGCAGATGACTGTTCGGGCGGCTGCAAAAATGGTTGCACTGGATGCGGCTACAGCTGTTCATACGATTGTTCGGGATGCTCCGGAACATGTTCAGGGTACTGTACCGGATGCGACAACAGATGCACAGCATCATGTTCGACATCATGCACCGGATGCTCTGGTTGCAGTTCGTGCGGAAGTTCATGCGGATCCGAATGCATATCTTCATGCATGGGAGGATGCACAGAATCATGCTCAAATAGCTGTTCTACGATTTGCGGAGGATGCAGTACTTCATGCTCGTCAAATTGTTCTACTAATTGCGGAAATACATGCAAAGATACATGCTATGGACAAGTTTCATCTACAGTAAAATGACCGACTCGGTCATTAAAAAACAGGAGGAAGAAAAATGAAGTTAGTTTTAAAAAATAAGCAGGAAATAGAAATAGCAGGAATGAACAATTCATTCTCGTTTGAAAAATTTAAGGATGGAAAAGGAAATGAATTAAGCTATAACAGTCTCATCACCATGTACGTAGGAGAAAACGAAACATTTGAATCGGTTAAGAAAAAATTATCAGACGGAAACGATTCAGAATTCACATTAAGCGTTGGAAAAACAAAAAGGGACTTCCCAGGATGGAAAGTAGACGTAATCACAGAGGATCTGTCAGACAGAGGAAGCGTGATCACAATAAAACTTGGAACAATCTAAGGAAGGGGAAAACTATGAGAAAGATAATTGTAGAAATCGAAAGAGAAAAAGCAGAATACATTGAAAGATTGAACTTTGAGCTGGGATTTGCAAAAGATGTTATCCAGAGAATTATTGAATCACATCCGAATGATCCGGATATTATTAATTCTGATGCATTCAAAGCATATCAAAAAAAAGGAGCAGAACTGGAAGCGGAGTACAAACTGGCAGTTCAGGAAATTGAAAAGTTGTATATACCGGAAACAATAAAAAAGCACAAATATAATTGGATGCTTCCAAACAATTCGACGAAACTTGAGATCAACATAATGTGCAATTGCGAAATTGAAGGTATTGAAAATGAAAAGAACTGAGCAGTACACGGAGCAATTAAGCAGATTATATCCGGAACTTCATCGAGCAGATGAAAAAGAAAGAATCTTAACACAAACAGTCACCTTCCAGGTGACGGATGACTGCAATCTGGCGTGTACATATTGCTACCAGATTAAAAAAGGAAAACGCAAAATGAGCCTTGAAACGGCTGAGAAAATGATAGATCTGTTACTAACCGGAGAAAAAGGAATGAAAGAATATATCAATCCTCATAAAAGCCCAGGATTGATTATTGACTTCATTGGCGGTGAACCATTGTTAGAAGCAAAATTAATAGATCAGATATGCTCATATGCAATTGACAGAATGATAGAACTTAAACACCCGTGGCTTGATAAAACGATGTTCTCTATATGCTCAAACGGAACGCTATATCATGATCCGGAAGTCGAAAGAATGCTAAACAAATGGAAAAACAGATTGTCTTTCTCAGTTACAGTTGATGGAAACAAAGAATTACACGATTCTTGCCGCATATTCCCGGATGGAAGCCCGTCATATGACTTGGCAGTATCTGCTGCAAAAGATTGGATGAATAAAGGAAATTACATGGGTTCAAAGATCACTATCGCGCCGGCCAATGTCATGCATACATACGATGCGATTGTCCATATGTTTGAACTGGGATATTGCGAAATAAATGCGAACTGCGTATACGAGGATGGATGGAAACCAATTCACGCCACCGTACTATATAACGAAATGAAGCGTCTCGCGGATTACATTCTGGAAAATAATATGGATTTCGAAAATGATTATTATTGTTCGCTGTTTGAAGAGGAGTTCTTCCATCCAAAACAGGAGGATGATCTGGAGAACTGGTGTGGAGGAAACGGAGTGATGCTGGCCGTAGATCCGGCAGGAATTATATATCCGTGTTTGCGCTACATGGAAAGCTCTTTGGGAAAACAACAGGAACCTTATTCAATCGGAGATGTAGATCATGGAATCTGCCAGACGGAATGCGACAGATGCCGCGTAGAGCGTTTGAAAAAAATTGACAGGAGAACACAGAGCACAGACGAGTGCTTTAACTGTCCTATCGCAGAGGGCTGCAGTTGGTGCACTGCATACAATTACCAGATTTTCGGTACACCGGACGCCAGGGCAACATATATTTGCATTATGCACAAAGCAAGAGCACTGGCGAATGCTTACTTCTGGAACAGATATTACAGAAAAAATAAAATCAATAAAAGAATGAAACTATACATCCCGAAAGAATGGGCGTTGGATATTATCACGGAAAAAGAATGGAATTTGCTAAAGAGGGAGGCAGAAGAGGAATAATATAATCACTGCTGTTTTTTCAGAAACAGAAACAAATATTCGGGCCGAAACAGCGTGGCAGTGGGATTATGGACAAATTTTAAGAATTCAGGGACTTACTCTACGGCCGGCTATTGAGATACATTTCTCATTAGAAGAAACAGGTGGAACATCTGTAACAAGAATAGGAACAACGAAAGATTCTGTAACAGATGTGACAATTCCGGATTCTATGCTGGAAAACGAAGGAATCGACCAAAATTACAAAATATACGCATTTATATACCTGAGTGAAAACAATTCTGGAAACACAGAACATAAAATAACCATACCGATAAAAGCAAGACCAAAACCTGAAGTTCCTGGAACACCAGAAGAACCGGAACTCTTCCGGAAAGCAGTCGAAGCCGTGAGTGAAGCAGCTGGAAGAGCAGAAAAAGCCCAGGAGCAGGCTGAAGCATGGACACATGGACACGAGAAACATCCGGAATGTGATAAAAATAATGCAGAATATTACGCAGATCAGGCGAAACAAGTTGCTACAAAGAACGGATTCTGCCATATGGAGATAAAAGAAGACGGGCATTTGCATTTGTCTCGTACAGAGAACATCGCACAAAGTCTGGATTTTAAAATAAAAAAAGGAAGGCTGGAGGTTGAAATGTCATGATAACAACAGATCTTGGTAGCGTAACAGCTTATGCAGATGCGGTAGAGCAGGGCTACACAGGAACCCGTAAAGAATTTGGTCAGGTGATGGCTAATTTCGCAGATTCTGCAACACAGGTTGCAGAAGATAGAACTGCCGTAGAAGCTGCAAAGACATCCGTAGAAGAAATGCAGTCAGATGTAACACAGAAACAGGAGACTGTGACTTTAAATATGAACACAGCTGTTGAAGCCGCTGAAAAGGCAAAACAGTCCGAAAGTAATGCAGATACATCAGAACAGGCCGCTGCTCAGTCTGAACAGAACATCAACAATACCGTGGCAGCTTTTGATAGTCATGTCGAAGAAAAGAAAAGCGAAGCAGGTACAGCAATAAATAAAGTAAAGGATGCCGCAATGAAAGCTGTGACAGATCAGCAGTCAACGTCTGTTCAGGCAGTAAAAGACCAGACCGCATCCTACATTACAGAAAAAGAAACATCTGCTAAGACAGAAATTGGAAACCACACTTCGGAGAAGATCGCAGAGATTAATAAAAAAGCATCTGAAGCAAACACAACACTGGCGAACACGATCGCAGATGGAACTTCTCTCAAAACACAGCTGGAAGTGACCATTTCCTCAGCAGACACAAGTAAGAAGAACTTAGATGTATCCAACACGGCAGCAGGCAAAACCAAAACCGCCCTGGATACATCAAACACAACAGCAATCAAAACAAAAACAGATCTGGATGCAACAAATAAGACCGCAACAAGCCTGGATACATCTCTGGGAACCAAAATTACAGAGGGAACACAGCTGCAAGAAGATATCCAGGAAACCGGAGAGACTGCGGTAACCAACATTCAGGCAGAAGCAAATAAACAGATCCAGAATATTACTGCAGCTGGCGGAGGAATTGAAAACGCATTATCAAACTTTTTTGCCCTCCGCAGGACTGGAAAAGTATATACAACGAGAATCTATAAGTATGACACTTCTACCAGTCCAACAGGCGTGAAACTGAATGACAACGAGGGACTTGTGAGAAAACCGTCCACAAATACAGCAATCGGACAGGATGATTACAGAGAGATCGGCTTGTTTATGCACTTCCCTTGTAACTTCATTGTAGATGATAATGGTTTTATTCATATAACCGCACTGCAGGGACAACCAGATTTTAAGAAAACTGGAAAGGTGGATGTCGGAGAGGTTACAATGTCCGCCTGGGTAGGAATTACGGATAATCCGGAGTATGTAGATTATCACTACTCTGATAGTCCAAACGAAGCCCTGGGACTTGTACCGATGGGAGAATCCATCAATCCAGACGGCACACTTTCCCCGTTTATGGTTCATGGGAAATATGGAGCCGGAGATATTGATGGAGTGCCATATAGTTCAGCAGGCTTGATTCTTGCAAACGGAAGTCAGAAAGGCGGCAAACCAATATCTCACACCGGAATGATCGCATACATGAAGAAAAAAGGAAGCAGATACGTTGGTACAACCAACTGGGACCTGTTTTATAAACAGCTAATGTTGATTATTCTGTACGCTACAATCAACAGCAGGAGCGTTATGACCGGATGTAACTCATATACATCTCAGGAGATGGCGACAGTTGCAGAAACTGGAGCAACGAGAGTAATCCTGCCGAAAGCAAAAGCAAACAATTATATTGTCGGGTCTTATGTATCTGTCGGGGATATTGGTTCAAATACAAATAAAGACAGATATTACGCATACATGCACAATTCCGCATATGACGTTAAGATCTTGAAGATCGAACCGGTAGACGATACGAACTCCGCAGTCTATGTGGATGCGGAACCGTTTGACACAACACTGACCACCTGCATCTCAACAATGCCGTGGCGTACCGGTTCCACTGACAGCGTACTTGGTTCTGATGGGTCGCCATTCTCTAACACAGATAACAGGAATCCATTCAAGATCCAGGGCATTGAAACCGGTTATGGAGCTTATGAAGTTCTCAGTAATGTATTTATGGATATTGTTACAGATGAAGACGGAACACCAAAGAGAGACGTATACATCTGTATGGACGCGTCACTGCTTACAACAGATATGAATGCAGCAAAGACACGATATAAGAAAGTAGCGGCTCAGGTAACATACACTGCAGAATCCTGGAAATACATCTCAAAATGCTTTGTTGATCCAGCTCTGGGAATCATGGTACCGACGGAAACAAAAGCCGGAAGTACAACAGGATTCTGCAACGGACTGTATACGGATTCCAGTACGAGCGGACAGCGAGAATGGCTGTCCCTGGGCCCTCTGTACCATGGTACGCTTTGCGGCCTCTGGCTTCTGTATGCGAACTATGGCGTTGGCAATGCGAACTGGTATATCGTCTCCGGCGTTTCACCGAACGGCACGCGGGGTGAATGGCAGGCGGCAGCCTGACAGAGGGGCTGTCCCCTCTATGCAACTGACAACTAATCAACTGTGAAAAGCAGAATAGCAATAAATTACGGACTTGTAACACGAGGTAGCGGTTCCTGTTCCCTGGCTGTCCCTGGGCAATCTGAACAATGGTACGATTTACGGCCTCTGGATTCTGAATGCGAACAATGGCGTTGGCAATGCGAACTGGAATATCGTCTCCGGATTTTCTTGAAAATGACTTGATATTTGTGTTACATTTCGCTCCGCAGGACGGAGCCTGCAACAGCAGCGTGGGGCATCACCGAAATTTGATTGAAGCCGAACCTTGTGATCGGGAGCATAGGGGCCTGAGACAAGGACCATGAATGCAGTTGATTCATGTGTGGGGTGAGTAGAAACACCGAAAACCCCTTATATCAAGAAACGAATGAAACGGTATTGCAAAAACATAACATTAGATCAGAACTTTATAACCGCATGTATCTACGAATGTCTAAGCGATAAATGGAACCGTATGGATACAGCCAGATTTCTGGCAAACTATACGAATATCATTACAGCCAGACAGATACACAGAATTATAAAAGAAAACCTTAAAGACTGGTTACATAATTTAGTCTGCACAGCAGCGGCAGGAATGGAAGAAGAAATAAAACTGAGAAAAGTATCTTTTGATCCTATAAAGACAAGCGCAAGACTGGATGGAAATTCAGGAAAAGTAAGAGATATAGGCGTTGAGTGCATAAAACAGCAGATATACGATTATGTAGCCACAAACGGATTGAGAGAACTATTTGAAAGAAAAATAGGAACTTATCAGTGCGCAAGTATTCCAGGAAGGGGACAGGTTTATGGAAAGACAGCAATTGAGAACTGGATCCGTAAGAATCCGGGCAAGACCAGAATAGCAGCAAAGGGAGACGTCCGGAAATGTTATCCATCCATTAACAGGAGAAAACTGAAAAGAATGTTAGAGAAGCAGGTCAGAAATGAGGATCTGCTTTATTTGACTTTTGTTTTGATTGACTCATTCGATCAGGGACTGTCGATCGGATCATATTTAAGCCAGTGGTTATGCAATTACTATCTCAGCGCTGCTTATCATTATGCAGCTGAAAAACTGTTCAAACGAAAGAAGCACAGAGACGGCAGTGCCGAAGAGATACGTCTGATTAATCATGTATTGTTTTATATGGACGACTTCCTGCTGATCGGAAGCAGAAAAGTGGATGTCAGAAAAGCTATGCAGCTGCTTATTAAGTACATGAATGAATATTTAGATCTGATAGTAAAACCGAATTGGAAACTGTTTCAGATTGACTGGATAGATAAGAACGGGAAACATCATGGAGAACCTATTGATATGATGGGATTCAAAATCTATCGGGATCACACAGAGGTAAGACGGAGCATTTTCCTGAGAGGACGCAGGGCATTTGTAAAAGCTGGGAAGTATGTGGAGAAAGGAAAAGCGATACCATTAGATCTTACGTACCGGTGTATAGCATATTACGGATGGTTCAAACATTCCGATTCTGAATATTTCAGAGAAAAGTATAACGTAGATAAGATATTTGAGAAAGCGAAAAGGAGGGTAAGCCGTGAAAGCAAGATTTACAGAAAAGCAGGATCCTGTAACCTGGAATACGCTGCCTGACGGAAAAGTAGATGTAATGATCTGCCTGAATGAAAATACCGTAACAGAGATTTATTCAGGTGTAGATCCGGAGAATCCGGAACACATCGAACAGACAGTGTATGAATATGATTTCAACCAGTTCCGGGAAGACCAGAAAAAGATTTCAGAGGAGACTGTAAGAGCATCCCCGGGAAAATATCTGAAATATATTCCGGAGGAAGAAAAAAGTACTGAACAGAAATTTGCAGAGCAGGCAGAACAGATCGAAATGTTGAAAGACTGCCTGCTGGAAATGAGCGAACAGGTTTATGCGTAGAAATTTAATTATAATGTTATTGAGCAAAGGAGATAAAGAAATGATGGCAAAATTATGGGTTACTGAAATTTTAAGTAAAGATACTATTGAAGAAGCAAAAGAGGAATATAACAGAGTTCCACGTCTGTTAAAAGAAAAGGTAAAAAAACTCCTTATTGATGCAGGCATGGAGGAAATTACTGAGTAATCGGGAAGCATGACTAAATTACAAATTATTAGCAGGCAATGGTCTTCTATTTATGATTTACTGCTGTATATTCAAGACAAAGAGAAAGCAAAGCCTCTGGAGGATATACAGCAAGATTTAGATATAATTGAGTATTCCTGCCGCAAATATGCAGACGTAGATGATGAGGAAATAAGCATGGAAAATGAACAGATTTCAAGAGCAGAACATGAGGAGTTCCGCAAAAGAATTGAGGCAGAAGACAATCGACAGAACAGACGGATTGAAATTCTGGAAAACAGTGTTCAACAGCTCCAGGAATTAGTTACATCTGTACAGACGCTTGCAAACAACATGGAGAACATGGTGAAAGAGCAGGGACAGCAGAGCGCAAGACTGGAAGCTCTTGAGTCAAGAGACGGGGAAAAGTGGCGGACAGTAACAAGTTACTTATTAACAGCTATATTAGGCATTGCAGTTGGAATTATTGCAAAACAGTTTGGAATATAAGGAGGGGCAAATGTTTAAAAATTGCGTATTTAAGCCAAGTGTAGACACAGTGAAATGGTGGAAGAAAGCAGGAATCAGAGCCGTAAAAACAATGGCACAGACTGCAGTGGGTGTGATCGGAGCCGGAAGTGTGATCTCTGCAGTGGACTGGAAGATGGTTGTATCGTCTGCAGTAGTGGCCGGAGTTGTAAGTCTGCTCACAAGCGTCGCAGGAATCCCGGAAGTAGAGGCAGACGAAAACCTGTTTTCTGACGGAACAAAATAATTTTGCACAGCCCGGTATAATACCGGGCTTTTTCTGGAGGTAAATATGGAAATCAAAGGAATTGATGTTTCCGCCTGGCAGGAAAATATTAACTGGGATACCGTTGCAGATTACGGAATGGGGTTCGCTATTCTCCGGATCACAGAAGCCGGAAACGTGATTGATAGCTGCTTTGAGAAAAATTACTCCGGATGTCAGAAACATAACATTCCAACCGGAGCATATAAATACAGTTATGCCATGACAGTTGCGGAGATACAGAGCGAAGCCAGAAAAGTAGTGGAAGTT